GTTGTTGTGTGAACGTGGTGTGTGGCTAACACCATTGGTTCTTTCTTAGAAGATAACATAAAATAAAATTGATTTTGTTTGCCTACTCTGTAAGGTTTTCGGCTACCCCTGTATCTTAAATTATTACTTCCAAATAATTGTAGCGATCATGAAACCTACCACCGCACCAACAGCCAGTATCAAAAACATTTTGCTGTTGCTCGTGTCGCATTCTGCTTCACGCACTATGGGCATGGGTGTTGGCAACGGTGCTTTGCGAATAGGTTTGATGGTTAGCTGCGTTGACTTCTTTTTGCGTTGTTGCATATCGCGTGCTTTAATACGCATCAGAATAAGTTTTATATCATCATCTTCTGGAGCACGATAAAGCATCCATTTATATTCTCCTTCACCTACTCTTTGAATCATACCAAGCTCTCGCATCGCAGGAATAATAGCAGCGCCTATTTTGTAATTTGATATCCATTCCTTAGCGTTAAATGTTGGTTTTGAATATATTCTTTCAATAGAACGCTTGTAATGAATTATTGTATCTTTTCTCATTGCTCTAAATACTTTTTAATTGTTATTGTAAATTCTTCAAATGACCTGCACACCTTGACAGCATACCCTGCATTGATAAGTTGTGCGTGAACGATTTTTTGCGTGTCTGAAAGTTTACCCTTTTCGGTTTTCATCTCGATAAACAGCGCATGGTAAGCACCCGATGGAATGCATATCATCAAATCAGGCATACCGGGCATGGCCCCTTCAGCCTTTAATATGTTCCAACGTTTAGCCCGTTGCACTGGTGTACCACCAATGAACACCCCGTTAGGGATGGAAGCAATCAGTGTGCGCGGAAAGGAATACCTAAACCATTCAACACATCGTTGCTGTATTTTACTTTCTTCATGCTTCATGCATCATAGTATTAGATACAGCTAACCAAAACTTGCCGATGTATTCCTCGTCCGCTTCTAAATGTATCACGGGCAAATCTTGCTCTAGCTGTTGGTATTCCCAATGGCCTAACGAGTGAACATCGTAATCACAACCAAGTGACACAGGGCAATAGGCAACCGATGTACGCTCGACAGGTATATCAAACCGCACAATCATGCTGTTCTGATTATTGATAGTAATAAGGTAGCACATCCGATTCTCGTTAACTATCTTCTTTTTGACTATGTACATGTTCTTGCCATTAATCGTGCGTATGTCGTGAACATCGTATTCACTTTGCATTGAATCGGTGAACTCCTCATGGAACTCCAGTGCATCAAGCTTCTTATTCATTTCATTCCACTTGGCTTCCTTTTTATCGGTGGTGAATATGAACTTGCACCATTGAATAAGTTTGGCATTACTCACGTTTAAATTCCTGCGTATCTGTTCAAAGCTAAGTTTATCAAAGTGCTTTATGATATACAAGATATCGCTGCGAGTTGGTAGCATGTCCTTACGCATTTTCTTTTTGATTACATTACTCATCGCCTTCATGTTTTATAGTTATTGATTTGATTAGTTCACACACCGGTAGATCCATAGCCTTAGACAAGTTAATGAGTTGCTGAAGCTTGATGGTCTTGGCATCGTATAGCCAGTTGTATAATGTACGGTCTGATATTGGTGTGCTGCTCTTGCGCATCGCACGAAGTAGGGCAGCATTACTGCCCACCGTTCGCGCTATCAATCCGTTCAGTTCGTTGTGCTTTCTCATGGCTTTGGTTTTAGTTCAGGGTTAACAGCGTAGAACACTTCGCGGTGAGCCTCACTAAACACGTGCATGAATACAGCTTCATCAATAGCCCTATATCGCTTGTCGCGCATATCTATTTCAAGTCGTGCTTGCACCTGCATTGAATCGTCGTATTTACGGGTTTCAATTTGCTTGTTGCTGCTATAACTTATAACGGTGGTTAATACCTTGTCCGCAGACATGCAGCAATAGATGTCGCCAAAGCTTCCACAGGTGTAGAAGAAAGGTAATGAGATTTGGGTTGTACCGTTTACCACTGGGTGGTAGGTGTTTACTTCGATAACGTTTGTCATTGTATTGATTTATTAAAGATTAAAAAAATGATTTGAAATTTCAGCGTTAACAGCGTTCTCTATCTCGTCGTGCAACTCACGAAAGTTTGAGTTGTCTATGCACTCGGTCATGTCAAGCTTATCGCACATCACTCGGTACGATACATCGTCTGCATCGAATTCAGATGGGCTATCATATGTAGCTTCACGGTAGTAGGGATTGTAACTTACTTCGATTGTAAGTAGTGCAGGGATAATGCTGCTCTCATGGTCAAATTTAAAATGATTCATTGCTTTTGTTTTTGATTACCTTTGTATTGATGGGGACAAATATATGCAAGAATCTTCATTGTGCAAATTATTTCCAAAAAATAATTGGATAGCTGTATAAGTAGCAATATATCAAGGTACTACGATGCATGGCTTGATAAGGCCACAAGGCTTGCTCACGATAAAAACAAGGGTAGTGATCTATTGCATGAGGTGTTAGCGCGTTTGATGGATAGACCAGAACAGGACATCAAAGACATAGTATGCCGGGGCAAAGTAGAGGCATACATCAACAGAGCCATTTGGCTATCATGGCACAGCAACCGCAGCGATTACGCAATCAAATACCGCAAGTATTACGATTTGCACGTAGATAAGCACGTAGAAGACACCAAACAGGACGAGACATGGATAGGTGCATTTGTAGATGGTGAGTATTTATACAGCGCAATCGGGCGCATGCATGAGTTCGATGCCATTTTGCTACGTCTATACAGCAAACCTGATTTTGATTACAAGGAACTAAGCGTAACAACGGGCATACCCTACCCCTACTTACGCACGTCAATACATAGGGCACTTAAAAAGATTAGAGAATATGTTAAACTTCAACGCGCCATTGCACATTCAGAGAGAGAGGCTATCGATATGCAAAAAATGTAAGTTCTACCAAGGTGCTTTCGGTACTTGCGGCACACCTTTAATTGGTGGTACAGTCATGCCCGAAGAAAACGAGGTAACGTACTACAAAGAAAACATAAAGCTATGCGGTTGCTTCATGGATGTAAAGACAAAGTTCAGGTTCACGTCATGCCCAGCTCATAAATGGTTTGCCATTGATATGAAACCTGAAGAGATAGCCGCACTGGATGTCTTTATAGCACGTATAACCAAAAGCAACAAGATAGAACAGGACGATTTGCAGATGCTTTACTATTGGTTTAGCAAGATAACCAAGAAGCATGAGAAACCGAGCGCATGTGGCACGTGCATCCGCGATCTAATCAACGAGTTTAGAAGACAGCTAGGAAAAGTGAACGAAGGCAAATAACAATATCTTATCGAATCATATGGAAAAATCACGAAACGAAAAGGGCCACTTGTTACCGGGTCACGGTGGCTTGAAACCAAAGGGAGCGGTTAGTGAAAAGACTAAGATGTGGAATGAGTTAGGCGAATGGTTCGTGCAAGAAGGCGCGGCTAAGTGTATGCGCATCATGAATGATATGGAGGATGAGGAATACATCAAACACTACACAGCGCTACTCGAATACTTCAAACCCAAACAGGCACGTATCACACACAGCGGTGATGAGAAAGCACCCGTAATCATACAGGTGCATTCCGATTTGTGATAAAATTGACACAAAAAAGAAACAAAAACTACAATACAACGGAGCATGAAAGTTAAGTTCAGCATAGCAGCTAACGCAAAGGCAGTAACACTTGCCAAGTATATCGACTACCAAAACGCAGTTGATAAGATGGAGCGCGTGCGAGTGATAACCGGAAAGAGTATGGATAACATACGCCTGATGCAATCACACGTCATTGATGAAATCATTATGCGCTTTGAAGCTGCAATCAAATTAGGTAGCAACGACTTTGAACGCAAGGTGCGAGTGGGTGCAATCGAGTTAGGGTTTATTCCTAACCTGAATGAACTAACCTTTGGTGAATACATTGACCTTGATACGCATTGCACTGGTATCTACAAAGACGGCAAGATAAACGGAGTAGCAGCACACAAGATGATGTGCATACTATACCGCCCTATTAAGGCTAAGTTTGGAAAGTACTACGATGTAGAAGCATACAACCCCAACGCCAAACGTAAGTACGAAGATGAAGTATTGCAGCTAACACTTGACCATGTACTAAATGTGCTGCTTTTTTTTTCGAGTTTAGAAATAGAACTATACAACAGTTCCCTAGAATATTTGGCCAAGGAGATAACGGAGATAGTGAGGGAGATGACGCAGGAACAACCCCAGACGGCTTAGCCGCATACGGGTGGTTTCATATCATTGAATCACTAGCGGAGCGAGATATAACAAAGTTTGACGCGGTAACAGAGCGTGGTGTATATGAGGTATTCACACACCTTACATACTTAGCCGACTATGTATACACGCAAAAAGTAGAAATGAGAAAAAGACATCACTAATGAATAGTTACAACTATAGTTACAACGTCCTAATCAATCGCCTGGAAGCATTTGCAGCCGGGCACTTTTTGATTAAGCGATTTACGCACGGGCAAATTGATATGGCCGACCAACTACAGGACGATCAATATCCTTTCATGCACGTTACGCCCGATACTATTGAGCCTATCAGCGGGGGCATGCAGTTTGGTTTTCACATCATGTTTGCGGATATACCCCGTGACAAAGAATACAAGGCCGAGTATCAGCGTGAGGTTATTAGCGATTGTGTGCGATTAGGCCAAGACCTTATTGCCGAAGTAAAGAACGGACTGGAGTTATTCGGGTTTGATGTGCAGCTCGTGAATGAGGTTGTATTCGAACCATTCATGGAAGAGCAAAAGAACACGGTTACGGGTGTTGCCTTCACTATTAAACTCGAAGTGCCTTGGGATTGGAGTGCTTGTGACATTCCTGCGATATGGTCAGTAGGTGGTGCAAGTGGTAGCGGTGGTAGTGGCACGGGTTACGGCATCACACTTCAAACAAATGGTGTAGATAACATAGTTCAGACCTTGCTTAATCTACAGGCGGGCACGAACATCACCATAACCGACCAAGGCAACGGGACAGTTACGATTGATTCAACAGGTGGTGGAGGCGGTGGCAATGAGTATGTAAGTACGGAGTACAATGCAAACCACGTAACGGCCACGGGCAACCCGTATTTGGTAGGTGATAGGGTATGGTATAATGGTGACGTTTACCAGTGCATAGCCAACAATGATGCAATCATACCAACGAACGCAACGTATTGGACACTTGTCGCACCCGGTAACAGGTTGCGTCAAACGCCTGTAGATTGGAACGCAACGAGTGGTGATTTTCAAATATTGAATAAGCCAACCATTCCCGCTGCACAGGTTAATTCGGATTGGAATAGTGTAAGTGGTGTATCGGAGATATTGAATAAACCAACTATACCAGCTGCGCAGGTTAACAGCGATTGGAACGCAGTAAGTGGTGTAGCACAAATCTTAAACAAGCCAACTATACCAGTTAATCTCGATGACCTTGCAGATGTAAACGCACCTACTCCTAGTAATGGGCAGGTGCTAACCTACAATACTACATCTGGAGATTGGGAAGCTGCAACACCAAGCGGTGGGGGTGGTGGCACGGTCACATCGGTTGGCCTTACCATGCCTGCGCCTACTAACGCAGCATTCAGCGTAACAGGTTCACCCGTTACCACATCGGGCACACTTGCAGTTAGCGCAAATGGTACAAGTGATCAATACATAGACGGCACAGGTGCACTACGTACATTGCCATCAACAGGTGGTGGTGGTGGACAGGTGTTCTACTTTAACGGTAACATCTCACAGGGTACAATTGGTGGCAATCCATATTACGAATTAGGCACAGCTGCTAACACAGGGCCAGCGGCTAACTTCACTGCATCTGTTACGGGTGCACTTGCACGATTCATCACAGACGTAGGTTCACCTAACCACGTGCTAATACCTGCAGGTGTATGGACTATTGATGTGTACTTAAGTGAAACAGGAGGCGGTGCTAACCATGCCCAAATACTTGCAAAGCTGTACACGTACAACGGCAGCACGTTCACATTAGTTGCTACTTCCACAATGGAGGAAATCACAAACGGCAACGTGCCTGATTTGTATAGCTTCACGATTTCAGTACCTACCACAGTAACGGCTGCAAGCGATCGCATCCATATTGAATTTGATATTCAAAACACAAACGGCAAGACTGTAACGCTCTACACTGAAGATGGTCGCATCGGTGAAGTGCATACTACGTATGCAATAGGCATCAGTTCTTTGAACGGCTTAACTGAAAGCACTCAAAACTTCGCAGTAGGTACAGCTGGCACTGACTTCGCAATAAGTAGCGCAGGCAGTACGCATACATTTGACCTGCCAACAGCAAGCGCAGCAAATCGTGGTGCATTGAGCAGCGCAGATTGGTCAACATTTAACGGCAAACAGAATGCTGTTGGATTTACCACAGTAGGTACTAACTTAGCAACACTGCCAAACCCAAGCGCAACACGTTATTTGCGCATCAATAATGACAACACAGTATCAGCTCTCACACTTGCAGAACTAAAGTCCGATATTGGTGTGGGTGGATACACTGCTTTGACTACTGACTATGTAACAAGTGGCACAGCTTATCAAAATATAACAGGTTTTAACTTTCCTGTAGTATCTGGCAAAACATATAAGTGGCGTGCTACTATACTTGTGGTAGCAACAGGAACAACTAACGGAATGTTGAGCACAACAGGACCAACAGGAACCACTACCTATCGCTTCACGATCGGAACGGGCGGTACAACTAATACAATAAACAACGGTGTAGCCCACAACACAGGTGCTGCAGTATCAATGTCCACAAGTTTGCGTATTGCTTCAGCTGATGGAATCTTTCAAGCCACAGCCAATGGTAACTTAGGCATCAGTGTAATTTCATCTGTAAGTGGATTGCTTACAATTAAAACAGGTTCTATCATAGAATACGAGGAAGTGATATAATGGCAAGTGAGTTTGACAAAATACTAAACGAATACGCAGCCACTGTGGTAGAGCGTGCACAATCTAACCTGCGCATCAAACGCAGGGTGCGTGGCAAGACAGTTAATCGTGTTGCATCGGGGCGTTTGCTTAACTCTTTAACTTATAAGTTGCGTTTACGCTATAACAAACCCACCATTGACTTCACAGTTGACAATGATGAAGCGGGTCAATACGCAGATGTAATTGAATTTGGTAGAAAGCCTGGTGCAAGGATGCCACCGGTTAAACCAATCGAGGACTGGATACGCATTAAACGTTTGAAGCTGCGTAACAGACAAGGTGAATTTATTAAGTCAACCGAGAGCAACATAAAGAGCGCAGCCTTTGCCATTGCCAAGAGCATAGGCATTAATGGTATAGAGGGTATAAAGTATTATGCCGAGGCAATAGACGATACATGGGACGAGTACAAAGACAAGCTAATGGATAGCTACATAAAAAGCATAGAGAACAGATTACTACTAAATAAAAGATAATGGCAATAACAATAGA